GCCGCACCCGTACCCCCTTATCCACACAAAACCACCCCCTTGTTTTAAATACGGATTCCTCATACACTCCCCCTCCATGCAACTACTTGAACCAGAAGTAGGCGTGGACTTACCTAAGTCCGACCATAATTTCAAAGACGTATACGAGAAAGCTCGTATCGCGTGCGCTACTGCTATGGAGTTAAATCAGCGGGGTATGCCTATTGAAATTGATAGAGAAGATGAACTCTTTGCTGAGAAAATCATCAAGGGGGAGATAAAGCCCTCCGTCTCTTACTCTCTATCGGCAGGTACCGCCATTAAGCTGGGTGCCATACTTGAAGAGTACGACGTGCAGGTTGCCAGATCTGCCGCTCAGCTACGTACCGTAGCCACTAATAAACTAATTGCCATGCTGGATGATCCAGATCCTAAGAATCAACTGCGTGCAATTGAGATGATCGGGAAGATGGCAGACGTTGGCCTGTTTGCCGAGAGAACCGAAATTACCATCAACCATAAAACCACTGTCGAGCTAGAGCAGGAGTTGGTAAAACTTGTCAGTGATTATGTAGATGTGAGTGTGAACGAAAAGGTTGAGGAGTCTGAATACGATGGGGCATCACGAGAAGAGGAAGAAGGAGAGGGCTTTGGCTCGGAGGAAAGAGATGATGAAACTCCAAGAGATGCAGAACCAGAAGAAGGTACTGGATGATGGGAGCCAGCGAAATCCAACAGTTAAAGGCGTTCAATCCGGAAGTGCTACGAAAAATAATTCCTAAACTGCCGCCAGACAGACAGATCGTAGCTAAAGTTCTTTTGGAAGAGTTAAATAAGCGTAAATATAAACAACTTGCACAATCAAAATTTCTTACCTATGTAAAACATGTTTGGCCTGTATTTATTCATGGCAAACATCACGAAATAATGGCAGATGCCTTTGAGCGGGTTGTCCGAGGTGAGCTTAAACGTCTCATTATCAATATGCCGCCACGGCATACAAAATCAGAGTTTGCCTCTTTTTTGCTGCCAGCTTGGTTTCTGGGCAAATTCCCCACTAAGAAAGTAATTCAAACCTCACACACTGCTGAGCTTGCTACAGACTTTGGTAGGAAGGTAAGAAACCTTGTAGACAACCCCACGTACAAAGAGATATTCCCTAACGTGTCTCTCCAAAGCGATTCAAAGGCAGCGGGGAGGTGGAATACTAGTCATGGGGGTACGTACTTCGCTATTGGTGTGGGCGGTGCTGTTACGGGTAAGGGTGCTGACTTACTAATTATTGACGACCCGCACTCAGAGCAAGAAGCGATTTTGGCTGAGGTTAATCCGGATATTTACGATAAGGTCTACGAGTGGTATTCCTCAGGCCCACGGCAGCGTTTGCAGCCAGGGGGGTCAATCGTGATCGTGATGACCAGGTGGTCAAAACGAGACTTAACGGCACAGGTAATAAAGGCCTCAATACAAAGAGGTGGGGAGGAGTGGGAAGTCATTGAGTTACCAGCGATACTTCCTTCTGGGGCGTCCTTATGGCCTGAGTTCTGGAGTTTGGAAGAGCTGACCGCTTTAAAGGATGAGCTGCCGGTTCATAAATGGATGGCGCAGTACATGCAGGTGCCTACTGGGGCCGAAGGTGCACTAATTAAGAAGGAGTGGTGGCAGGAGTGGGAGCACGAAGATCCACCCTCTTGTAACTACATTATCCAGTCTTGGGACACAGCGCATACAAAAAATACACGTTCTGACTATTCCGCATGTGTTACCTTAGGCATATTCCACCCAGAAGATGAACCAGCCCCGCAGATAATTTTGTTAGATGCTTACAAAGAACGGCTTGAGTTTCCTGAACTAAAAACCAAAGCGCTTGAGAAGTACAAAGAGTTTCAACCTGATTGTTGCATTATTGAGGCCAAGGCTGCAGGAGCGCCGCTGTTGCAAGAGTTAAGGAGGATAGGGATACCCATTCAGGACTACACACCCGTACGCGGGAACGATAAGATTACTCGGGTTAATGCGGTAGCTGACCTGTTTGCTTCAAAAATGATATGGGCACCAAAGATGCGGTGGGCTGAAGAAGTCATAGAAGAGTTTGCTTCTTTCCCTGCTGGAGAGCATGATGACCTAGTAGACGCCATGACGCAGGCGTTACTTAGATTTAGACAGGGTGGCTTGGTGCGCTTAACGAGCGATGAGCCAGATGAGCCTAGGGAGTTTAGGCGGCGGGGCAAAGGATATTATTGAAGGATGAGCTATGGCTATTGAGAAAAGTTTGTTTGGAGCGCCGATGGGGCTTGCGAATTTGACGCAAGAGCCGGATATTGAGATTGAGATCGAGGATCCCGAGAGTGTAGAGATCCGTGCTGGTGGGTTGGAGATTGAGATCGGTAAGGGTGGTGGAGAAGGTGTTAAAGACTTCACGACAAACTTAGCCGAGCATTTAGATGCACATGAACTTACTACCTTAGCTGAAGAGCTTATTGATAACTTCACACAAGACAAAGACTCCCGCAAAGACTGGGAGAAGACGTACAAAGATGGGCTGAAGCTACTGGGGTTAAAGATTGAAGATCGAACAGAACCGTGGCCCGGTGCTTGTGGTGTGTTTCACCCGTTATTGTCGGAAGCGGTTGTTCGGTTCCAAGCCGATGCCATTATGGAGACTTTCCCGGCATCAGGCCCTGTTAAGACACAGATTATTGGCAAACTTACACGTCAGAAGGAACAAGCAAGTATTCGTGTCAAAGATGACATGAACTACAAGCTCACGGTAGGGATGTCTGAGTACCGTGCCGAGCATGAAAGGATGTTGTGGAGCCTTGCGCTGGCGGGTTCCGCGTTTAAAAAGGTCTACTTTGACCCTAATCTAGACAGGCAAGTGTCTGTTTTTGTCCCGGCTGAGGACTTTGTTATTAGTTATGGAGCCTCTGACCTTCGCACGTGCGGTAGATACACGCACATCATGCGTAAAACCCAGAACGACGTTAAGAAATTACAGGTTGCTGGGTTCTATAGAGACGTAGAACTGCCCGATCCTGATCAGATGCCTACTGATTTTAGTGAAATGGATCCTGAGGACGACGCCTCAACCATCATTCAGGACGATAGATATCTCATCTTAGAGATGCACGTTGACTTGGATATTGAGGGAGACCCGCTAAGGGATGAGGATGGGATTGCGATTCCCTATGTCATAACGATTGAGAAGTCCTCAAACACAATTTTATCAATCCGCCGCAACTGGAACCCGGATGACAAGCTGCGTCTTAAGCGGATGCACTTCGTTCACTATATCTACATCCCTGGTTTTGGCTTCTACGGCTACGGTTTAATCCACTTAATTGGTGGTCATACTAAATCTTCCACTTCTTTGCTGCGTCAGTTGGTAGATGCAGGCACATTGTCAAATCTGCCGGGTGGTTTAAAGACCCGTGGGCTGCGAATTAAGGGTGACGACACCCCGATTGCCCCTGGAGAGTTCCGAGATGTAGACGTAGCAAGCGGAAAAATCAGCGAAAACATCACTTTTTTGCCGTACAAAGAGCCAAGTCAGACGCTTTTGGCCCTTATGGACAATATTGTGGGGCAGGGCAGGGCTTTGGCGGCAGTTGCAGAGCTGAAAATCCAAGATGTCAACAAAGAAACTCCGGTTGGTACGACATTAGCGCTGTTGGAGCGGTCTTTGAAGGTCATGTCGGCTGTTCAGGCACGGATACATGCCTCAATGAAGCTAGAGTTTGGTCTTTTGAAGGAGATCATTGCCGAATTTGCGCCTGAGGAGTACGAGTACGAACCAGATGGGGCCTTTGATGGGTTGATTGAGGCCTCTCGCGCAGACTATGACTTAGTTGAGGTAGTGCCGGTTTCTGATCCAAACGCTTCAACCTTTAGCCAACGGGTTATTCAGTACCAAGCAGCGCTTCAGTTAGCTAATACTGCACCGCAACTCTACGATATGGCTCAGTTGCATAGGCAGATGCTTGAGACGCTGGGTATGCGTAATGTTCAAAAGATATTGCCACTGGATGAGGACAAAAAACCCGTAGATCCTGTGTCGGAAAACATGAACATTATGAATATGAAGCCCGTAAAAGCCTTTTTGTATCAGGATCACGACGCACACTTGGCTGTTCATGTTGCGATGGCACAAGATCCCGTACTCGCTCAGGCTTTGGGGCAGAACCCTCAGGCTCAGGTGATGTCAGCAGCACTTCAGGCGCACATTGCGGAGCACTTGGCGTTCCAATACCGTCAGAAGATCGAACAAGTTATGGGTGCAGCTCTGCCCCCGCCTGATGCCCACCTGCCCGAGGTCATGGAGATTGAGATGTCTCGTGTTGCTGCCCAGGCAGCGCAGATGGTTACGGGTATGAGCAAACAGCAAATGGCGGCTATACAGGCACAGCAAGCCCAACAGGATCCGGTTGTGCAGATGCAACAGCAAGAACTACAACTCAAAGCCGCTGAAGTGCAACGCAAAGCGCAGAAAGATGAGATGGACGCCCAGCTTAGGGCCGCGCAGATTGCGACCGAGCAAATGCGGATTGAGACTCAGGCTGAGATTGATGGTGCCAGACTTGGTGCGCAAATCGCCAAAGACAAGACAGAGTTGGAGTTTAGAGACGGTGTAGAGGCTGTAAAACAAGAAATTGAAGGTACCCGCATGGGGATAGATTTGGCACGTTCTTTAGATCAATCGGAACAACAAGCGCAAAGGCCAAAGAAAAAGGAAACTAAATAATGACAACACCCCAGTCTTTTGAAGAGATCATTCGTAAAAAGATTAGAGAACATATGAATAATTACGCCGATGACTTAGCTACCGGCGGCGCAAAGGATTACCCCGACTACAGGTTTCAGGTTGGGGTTATTCAAGGATTAGCTATGGCTGAGCGCGAAATCCTTGATCTTGTTGAAACCGCGAGAAAGGCAGAAGATATATGACATCCCGCATAGGAGCGATTGATAAAGAAGCGACACTTAAGAAGGCTGAAGAAATTGGGGAGATTAAAATGCCCCAGCCCGTTGGTTTTAAGGTACTAATTACACTACCTAGGATCGAAGATAAAGTTGGCGACTCGGGAATTATTCTTGCGGATACCACCAAACGGGCCGAGGAAGTGGCTTCGTGTTTAGGGTTTGTTTTAAAACTAGGCGATTCTGCCTATGCAGACAGGGATAAATTCCCAAACGGTCCGTGGTGTAAAGAGGGCGATTTCGTCATTATGAGAAACTACTCTGGCACTCGGTTTTTAATTGATGGACAAGAGTTTCGCTTGATTAATGACGATCAGGTTGAAGCGGTTGTTGATGATCCTCGTGGTTACACACGTGCGTAAGGAGTAAATGATGGCAAATCAAGAAATAGTTACCACCCTTGAAGAAATTAACCAGCAGATCGCTAAAAAACCAGATCTACCTGAAGTAGAACCAGAAGGCGCACAAATAGGTTTTCCTCCAGAACCAAAGGAGGCGCCGAAAAAAGCAGCCAAAGAAAAGATTGAAATAGAAGTTGTTGACGATACTCCGCCTGAGGATCGTGGGCGAAAGCTTATGAAGACTCCGCCAAAAGAGGGCGATGAGATTGATGAGGTCAACGAAAAAGTCCAGAAGCGCATGGATGAGCTTAAACGCGCTTATCACGAAGAGCGCAGGGCTAAAGAGCAGGCAGCTAGGGAGCAGGCAGAGGCCCTGGCGTACGCCAAAGCTTTGGTTGATGAGAACAAAAAGCTGCAAAAACGCCTTAGTGCCGGTGAGCAGGTACTGGCAAAAGAAGCTCAGTCAAAAGCTGAACTTGCTCTTAAATCCGCCAAAAGATCTTTGCAGGAAGCCCAGGAAAGTGGGGATTCGGAGAAGGCTGCTGATGCTATGTCCGAGATCACTAGGGTAACTATGGAGCAGGAAAATTGGAAAAAGTTCCAGCCTACCCAATTACCCGATGATCCCCCTGCCACTTTACAACCCCAAAATAATGCTGTAACTTATCAGCAAGCTACTCAGCAGCAGGCAGTTCCTCCAGATGAGAAAGCCCTTGCTTGGTATAACAGAAATACCTGGTTTGGGGTGGATGAGGAAAGAACGGCTTTTGCTTATGGGCTGCACCAGAAATTAGTCAATGAAGGGATTGATCCCCGAACTGACAAATACTACGAGCGTATTGAAGCTCGGCTTCGGCAAGTTTTTCCCGAGAAATATTCTTCGGAAACGTCAGATGACTCTGATGAACAAGAAGAAGATCCTCAGCAGAGACGGACGGAAAAACGCCAACAGGCAACGGTGGTAGCACCGGCGACACGAACGACCTCAAGTAAAAAGATTGTTCTCACCAAATCACAGGTGGCAATAGCTCGGCGCTTGGGTGTCCCCTTGGAAGTTTATGCGAAACATGTTGCTATGCAGGAGAGTAGATAATGGGAAATCGTACTGATCGTGAACTTGAGTCGCGGGAGCGTCAGTCCCGTTCGTCTACTCCAGCCTATAAACCTGCCAGTCAGCTACCTGATCCTTACGAACAGGATGGTTACACGTTTAGGTGGGTTCGCACAGCAATCTTGGGACAGCCCGACACTCGGAATGTCTCCACGCAACGTCGTGATGGATACGAGCCTGTAAAGGCGGAGGATCATCCCGAGTTGATGCTTTCGATGGACCATCATTCAGGGGCCAGTGGAAATGTCGAGATTGGCGGTTTGATGCTTTCTAAAGCTCCGACAGAGCGAGTAAAAGCACGTCAAGCCTATTATGAAGGTGTTAACGACCAACAAATTCGTTCAGTTGATAACACTTTCATGCGGGAAAGCGATCCGAGGATGCCTCTTTTCTCTGAGAAGCGTTCTGAGGTGAGTTTCACTAAACGTTAATTTTTTAGGAGTTAAACATGGCTTACCCTACTGTAGACAAGCCCTACGGGCTTATTCCGATCAATCTGATCGGCGGTCAGGTGTTTGCTGGAGCTACCCGGAAGCGTCGTATTGCTAGTGGTTACAATACGAATATCTTCTTCGGTGATCTGGTAAAGCTGACTACTGACGGAACGATCGTTCTTGCTAATGAAACCTCTACTGGCCCTTCTACGGGTTTTGCTGGTGTTTTCCTTGGCTGCAACTTCATCAACTCTTCTACTAAGCAGTTGCAGTTTCAACAGTTTTATCCAGCCAATACGACGGCCCCTACTGGCACGTTCATTGAGGCTATTATTGCTGATGATCCTGACACGCTGTTTAAGGTAGTTGTGGTATCCGGCACAACCGTTGTTACCGGCGTTCAGTACAGCGCCATTGGCGAAAATGCTGATCTTGTACAAAACGCAGGTTCAACGACTACTGGTAATTCGGCTGTTGCTATTAACGCAACTACCGGAACTGCTCGGACCAAACCAATCCGCATCGTGGATGTTGTTCCTGATACCTCTTACATTTCCAGTGGAAATGTTCTGTTCCCTGAGGTAATCGTCAAGATCAATGCTCCGTCTGTTGATGAAGATGGCGTACCGTCTGGCGGTCATATGTACAACAACCCGCTGGGTATTGCTTAAGGAGCTAAATCATGGCTATTTCACGTGCACAACTGCTTAAAGAACTCCTTCCTGGCCTGAACGCCCTGTTCGGTCTGGAGTACGCTCGTTATGGTGAAGAGCACAAAGAGGTTTATGAAACTGAAACTTCTGAGCGTTCTTTTGAAGAAGAAACCAAACTGTCCGGCTTTTCTGCCGCTCCGGTTAAACCCGAAGGTCAGGCAATTGCGTATGACAACGCACAAGAAGCTTGGACGGCTCGGTATACCCACGAAACCATTGCTTTGGGTTTCTCAATCACTGAAGAAGCGATTGAAGATAACCTGTATGACAGCCTCTCGTCTCGTTATACCAAATCTTTGGCTCGTGCTATGTCCTATACCAAGCAGGTTAAGGCTGCTGCAGTTCTGAATAATGGCTTCTCTGCCTCCGTTACTTACGGTGATGGTCAGCCTCTGTTCTCTACGGCTCATCCGCTGGTTTCTGGTGGTGTCAACAGCAACCGTCCTTCGACTAATTCTGACCTCAACGAGACTTCTCTTGAGAACGCAGTGATTCAAATTGCTGCATGGACGGATGAACGCGGTCTGTTGATTGCCGCTAAACCCAAGAAGCTGGTTATTCCTCCTGCACTGATGTTCGTTGCCACTCGTCTTCTAGAGACAGAGCTGCGTGTTGGCACTGCGGATAACGATATCAATGCGTTAAAGAGTAACGGCTCCATTCCTGAGGGTTATACGGTTAACCACTGGTTGACTGATACTAACGCTTGGTTCCTAACCACTGATGTTCCCAATGGTATGAAGCACTTTGTGCGAACCCCCATGGCTACGTCAATGGATGGAGACTTTGATACCGGCAACGTCCGTTACAAGGCTCGTGAGCGCTATTCGTTTGGCGTTTCCGATCCTCTCGGCATTTTTGGGTCTCCCGGTTCGACCTAAGTAGTTAGAAGAAAAGGGGCTTGCGCCCCTTTTCTTTTTGTTGTATGTTGTGTTTGACCCAAGATTTTTACCCATGCAGACTGGCTTGGCAGACTTAGTAGAGACTGTATGGGGATGTGCTACTACACGAAAGGAATGTCATGGCACGTACTACTTTTCAGGGGCCAGTGCGGTCCCTTGGCGGCGTTTATCAACAAGGTGCGGATTCAGTTGTAGCAATTACTTCCAGCACTACACTTACTCCAGAAGAACACGGCGGACGGATTATTTCCGTTGGCGGCACGTTGGCGTCAAATCTTACTTTGACATTGCCAACAATTGTGACCACGGCT